CTTTCCAAGTAGGTTCAGATATATTATAAGACTCCTTAATATTAGCAAATAGACCAGCTTCTTCAAATAGGAATATGTTAGCACTTAAACCAATTGAGGAGAAGGGATTATCTTGGAATGTTAAACGTCTAATCTCTGAGTTATAACCAGCCCATTGTGGTACACCATCAACTACTTTTTGATGTCTAGCCATAACATGTTCTTTAGTATCAGGATTACGAGGTTTAAACCATACTGTACTCTTATTAAGAAAGTTTAATCCTTCTAAAGCCATATTCATTGTATTCTCAGATAGCTTCTTTTCATAAGCTCCAATAACACATTTAGCATCTTTATAGAAGTTGTATTCATGGACTACTACAGCAGCATTCTTATAAGAGAAACCTGTACGTCTAGGTTTAGTCATAATAACACCTTTCTTTTGTTTCCTAGCTTCTTCTAATATAAGAAAATACTCTAAATCTACATCAGTAAATTTAGGAAATATCTTTTTCTTTCTACCAGTAACAGCATCTTTACCTAAGATTGGAAAGAAGTTTAAATAAAAGTAATATGGTCCAGGTATATATAGATCACCTATCTTATACCCTTCTATACATCTTTTTACTTGTTCATCCCAAAACTCTTTATACTGATAAGTACCAGGTAAAGCCTTAGTATACATATCATGCTTTTCAAAGAATTGTCTAGTTTCAAGAAATTGATTAGTTCCTATTAGCATCCGTATTCAGATTCAAAATGTTTACTTTGTTTAATTTGTTTAATTTTCTTAGACTTACGTCTTAGCTTACTCATTATAATCTGTATTAACTTGTATATCACCACGGTTTCTTGAAGATTGTTTTTCTACCTCTTTCTCAACAGCTTGTTGTAACTTATCAAAATTACTTACAGCAGTTGATATATTTTTATATACCTCTAACACTAGTTTAATTGATTCATCATCAACACTAGTAGTTTCTAAATAAGTTGCTATATCATCTATTTTATTCTTAGCAGCTTGCATTAACCTTTGTAAAGGAGTTTCTTGTAACTGTTTATACTTAGTTAATGCCTTAGTAACTTTATCACTTACTTTATATTCAGGATCACCAAGCATATCTTGCTTAATAGATTCATCCTTTTTATCTTTAGGATAGTTACTATAAGGAGAGTTATAATCTACAGTATGATAGATATAGGTAAAGGCTTTAAAAGCCTCTACCTTATCTTTTGTTTTATCTGCTTTCCATATTGCACTAAACTCTGGAATAGTTAGTACTTCTGGAGAAACAATTATATTGTTATCTTTTTGTTGAAAGATTCTCATAATTAATCATTGTGACCTGATTCAATAGTACCAAAGTAAGCATCTTCTACTAGTTCCTTATCTACAATAGTATAGATAGCAGACTTATATACTTGAGCATATTCAGTTTTAATATCGTTTTGTTTAACAGTTAAAGGCATAACACTACCAGCTCCTAATACAAAATCACCTACTTTAATACCTTCTACATCAGAAGCTACAGCTACTACTCTAAATACACCTTGATACTTGTTAACATCAGTATTTAATAAAATACCACTTGCAGTCTTAGTAGGCATTTCTAAAATCACTGTACCATTTAAAGGAGTAATACCTTTCAATTCATTTTCTTGTTTCATTCTTATTGTTTATTTATTATTAATCTATACTTTCATCTAAAAATTTACCTAATGGACATTTACTACTTAAGCTTCTAGTTTTAGTAGCTATAGGACATCCACAACCAGGATACTCTTCACCTTTTTTTCTTATTGAATTCTTATAAGTAAAATCCTTAACTACCTTACCCTTCTTTAAAGGATTACATATCCCTATACTATATAAAGGACATTCAGCACAAATTAAAGCTCTAGTCTTAGCAATATATTCTACCTTCTTATTAGGGAATATATAATTATTCCAACCTTCAATTATTTCAGTATAATTACTCATTGTACCACTCTTCTAATAAAGTTAGTAATTGATCTTGTATCTCTTCATTCTTAGTTCTAATATTAATTATATTACCATAAGTAGTAATTTGTACTACGTATTCTAAATCAACTTCATCATTTTCTAACTCAAGTCTATTTACAACACTAGATATATTAGTAACAAAATGTTTCTTACTAATCCAAGTACCTTTATTAAGATAATTCTCATCCTTCTTAGTATCTATACCTAATATCTCATCGTACTCATTATTAGTTATATTAATATCAAAATCCATAGTAACCTTAATCTTATTACTATCTAAAGTAATTACAGTGGGAGTTACGGTATTTACTTGTTCATCTTTATAAAACTTAGGATAAACAGATATAACTAACTTATTATCTTGCTTATCAATATCAATTGATTTATTCTTCATAATCTAATTTTTTAACATTATTAATATGCTCACCATTCTTAACCTTATTAAGAATAGTATTGTAAGGCATAAACTTACCTAATCCATTTACTAAGTATATTTTCCAACTAGCAAATCTTTTAGTATTTTCTTTCATAAACTTAAAAGGAGAATCGTAGATTTCTTCTACAACATATTCAGGTAAACCTTCTTCTTCAGCTACTTCCTTAATAATAGACTCAATAAACTTATTACTCATCTACATTAACAATATTAAGTTTAATATCTACACTAACCTTACCATCCTTAATAGGGGGTAAATATAATATCTTATTCTTAGTAATTAAATTCTTCTTCCTAAGACGAGATAAAATAGCTTCATGACTATTCCTACTAAAAGCACTTTGTAAGTCTTTAGCAACAGCCTCTCTAATTTGTTTTCTACTTTGTGTATGGAATAATAGAAGATTTGCAGCTTCTTCTCCTAGATGTTGATACGTATTATATATTAAAGCCATTTTACTCAAGACTTTAATCTCAACAGGACCCAATTTATCCTTACCTAATAAAGGATTAACAAGAGTATAGTATTGCTCTATAATCTTATCACGAGTATTATTAATTTCTATTTTCATTTCCCTAAGTTAGAATATTAATACTCTTATATACTACTTCAGAATAAGACACACTTACCCCTAGTAATTTAAATTATTCAGACTTAAGTTTTATTTCAAGTATCCGTTTTTAGCCTACACACTCAATCATAACCATTAGGGGAGTATCTCTACTACTGTTGTTTTTTACCCTAGAGTGCCATACCTTACTTTACTCAAGTCCTTGTGTACCTATTGGAGAAACCTCATCTGCTATGTTTACCTATTATCTCAAGGCTGCGGATTACTATCCAACTTCTAAGATCCTACTTATTAGTATTCACTGGTATAATTCGTAAGCCATTACCTTACTAATTATGATACGTGTACAATATATATCATAATATTAAAAAGTCAAGTGATTTATTGTTAAAGAATGTTAAGCAATAAATAGCTAAATGTAATTTAAAAAATAAAATTTTTTTAGAAAATTTTTTAGAAAATTTTAAAAATTGTTTTGAGGATATATGTGGGAGGACCTCCTCTTTCTAGCCCACGCACCTAAAATATTGCGGGAAACCTTACCCCCTGATAGTAAGGATATAATATTAATCCATTAAAACAAGAAAAAATGGAAATCACAATTTTAAAGGTTGGCGTTACCTCAAAAGGCCAAAATTGGGCTTTAATTACAAAGACAGTGCAAGGATTTATTTTGCAAGCCTTTGTTAAAACGGCAGAGCCATTGGTTGAGGGTGAGGTGTTAGCAATACCTGCCGAAATAGCCAAAGCAATTGAGTGGAAGGCTTAATAATAAGGGGAGCAATCCCCTTTATCTATCTGTCTATCTACATACAACCATCAAAAACTAACCATCTAAACATATAGCACAATGCAAGCACAATACTATTTCCATATCCAATTAACTAAAGATAGTGAATGGATTACTGAATTAGGTTATTCAATAACACATATAATGTGTCATATAGCAACTTATGATACTAAGCCTTATGCTTATATAAAAGGTGCTAAATTTGAATAACAATATTGCATGGTTTAAAGGACATCTCTTCGTGAGCTCTGTCCTACCATGTTTCTCACATCTCAATGC